TAACACGAAGTCGCTGGCGGGTGCGGCGCAAGTGCGGTTGCCCCAAAAGCGCAGTTCGCCCGCGATACGCACGACGGTGACGAGCTGGGACGCGTTCAGCACGTTCGCGTCGCAATCGGTGTCTTGAATATCGAAAGTCACATCTGCGGCTAGACCGTCGACCTCCGGCAGCGCGACGTTCGACAGCGTCTTGTGCCATCCCTGCTTCTGGTCGATCGCGGCGCGTGCGCCCATGGCGACGGCCGCGACTGGCACGCCGATGCTGGCTCCGTCCGCGCCATAGGGTGCGGTCACGCTGGGCCAGAGCAACGTCAGCTCTCGGGCGTCGGGGAACAGGGCGCGGTGCGCGATGGCCTCGCCGCGGTCATTGCCGATGGCGTACGCGTAGACGCGGGCGCGGAGCCGCTTGGCGACGGCGACCATCGCCGTCGTGACCAGCTCGCCTTCAAGGCCTGGTGCGCCGATGATCCGGGGATGGAGGTTCAACTGCGCCGAGGCGGTCAGCAGCGCCTGCATACCGGTCTTTACACCAGCGACGTCGGTGCCGATGACAGCGGTAGCGGTTTCGGCCGGCGTAGCGCCGGGCGCGACGCGCACGACGACGATCGGCGCGTCGACCTGACCGGCGATAGCCTGCAGCGCTGCGCGCAGCGTGCCGCCCGCGCCGGCCTTATCGATGGCGTCATCGATGTTCGTGACGGCAACGGCAGTGTCGAGCGGGAATGCACCAGCCACCGCAGCTGGCGCGGTGGCGATCAGGCCGATGACGGCGGTGGCGACAGTGACGATCGAGCGGCGTGAGGTCTTCACCTCGTTGACGTTGATCCCGTGGAGGAAGCTCATGTGCGGACCTTTCAGGCGAGCGCCGACAGGGCGCGGACGGTGGACGAGTGGGTAAAGGCGGGTGCGCCGGGGACGTCAGTGCGACGGCCGGTGATCGTGAGGACGGCCGACTGCGGCAGTTTTCCAGGCGAAAGCACGACGCGGGAAAGCCGCGCGCGGCCTTCCTGACGGAGCAGCGCTTGCGCAGCGGCGGCGATGATCCGGACCCGCCCGAGTTCGTTATTTGGCTGGTCGATCAGCTTGGGGACTTCGGATCCATAGCCGCGCCGGCTGACTCGGGTGCCGACCGGCGTTCCAAGGATGTCGTCGATCGACTGACCGAGGTGGTCAGCCCCGGTAAGCCGCTCGCCGGTATAGCGGTTCATGCCGATCATTGCGGCTTACCCGACAACCCGCCGCCCGGCTGGATACCGAGGTGGACATGGTTCTTCAGGCTCTTGCCTGCACCGACGACGTCGGTTTCGGCCGTGATTGTGCCGGTCGACTTGATGTCGCCGTCAACCGTCACGTCGCCCTTGAGCAACAGGCCACCATCCGCATCGATCCGAACCGTCGCGCCGCCTGGCAGAATTGCGGTCAGCTCATGGGACTTCGGATCATAGCCGATGCGCGCGCCGTCCTCGTATTCGGACAGCGTAGAAGCGTCATTCGCGGGGTGGGGATGGGCGTCGCTCGACAGGCTACCGATGATCACGCCGCGCGCGGTATCGGCTTCTGGTGCGAGGACCATAACCTGTTCGCCCATCGCGGGCGGTGACCAGGTGCGCGTCGACCCAGCACGGACCGCGAGCCACGGAATATCACCGGTCGTCAGCTCGTCCGCAAATTGAACGCGCGCAGTGCCAGCAGCATGGTCGACCGATACGACCACGCCTTCGCGCGCAAGATCGCCAATAAGGCGCTGGGTATCGGCATGTTCGGCCATGACGGCGACCATGCGCGGGACGTCAGGAGAGGCGAGGTCCTGCTCTTGTAGAAACACATTCTACAAGAGCAGGTGAAATAGGACTACGAAGTCGGAGGGTCGCTCAACAGTGGACGGAGCGGCCGTTTTACAGACGTTCCGGTCAGCAACAGTGCCGTGATCGGCACGTCTTCCGCGCCGATTGGTGTGTCCGCGCCTGGTAATGCTGCGATTACCCACCGCTCGTCACCAAGGGCGACGGGGTTGTCCCATTTTTCCGGTCCGAACGGACCGATAAGCGTTGGCAAAGCCGCGCGAGCAGCATTGCGTGTAGGAAAAGCCCAGTAGCTCACGTTCAGCCCTCCTTACGATTAAGCGTGCCGCGCACGGTGATGTCGATCGGGGCGATTGCGCCTATCGTAAGCGCGGGCTGTCCGTTGACGAGGATAAGCCGGCGAGCCACGCCGACATTGGTGTAGCCCGCGCCAAGAAGACGTCGACAGTAATAGCCACCACCGGGGAGCCGAATATAATCGACGCCCTCTTCACCCGTTGTGTCGGCCGCGTCGTAGAAAAAGATTTCGTCGGCGAACAATTTTAAATTCTGGTCGCCATGTGCCGTCGCGACGATTTCCAAGCGCGCCTGCACCCGCGCGCTGAACTGGTATGTCGCCACTTGGTCCGCCGCGATCGCGATCGGGCGTGGGCGAGGACTTCCGGCCATCGTGAAATCAAAATGGTTGCCACCAATGTAGCGCTCGGCGATCGAGTCTTTCTCGACCACAGGGACGCCATCGACCGTCGTTCCGAGCAGGCGGACGACGCCATCGGGAAAGACGCCGCTAAAGAGATCCTGCAGCCCCGCGCTGGTCGTGATGACTCCCCCCGTGATATCCATCCGCGTGATTCTGGCAGCCGGGTCGCATGCGAAGAAGGCGCGGTATGCGTCGGGACGATCTACGCCCATCTGTGACATGATCGGGCGATCGACGATGACGAACCCCGTTGCCAGGGGACCGACCACGATGCCGTTGCCGCCGATCGCGATCCCCTCCGGCTGAACCAGCGTCGTATTGTGGCCATTGACGGTGACGAGGCTGGGCTTGCGGTCCGGATTGAGAACGTCCCGGGCCTTAAGCATGACGACCTGCGTGTTTTCGGCACCGTAGCCGACGCGAACCACCTCGGCCGCTCCGTTGCCCCCGCCTACCGTGGGATGGATAATCCTGGTCGATAGCGCGGCGCGGGAGATCTGCGCACCGGTCACGTCGGGATTGGTGCCATCGCGACCGAAGACCATGATCGGCGCATGACCGAGTGAAGTGTCAGTGCAGCAATTGATGATAACCGGTGAATCAATCAGGACGTTGCTCGTGCCGTAACTGTTGTTCGCCTCTACAGAGCTAGCCAGTTCGCCACCGGTGTAGACGCCGGCAGCGCGGCATCCCTCGGCGGACCAGTTGGTCGACGTAAAGTTGCGAACGCCGATCGCCGTCAGCCCGCGTGCGTGACTGTAGCGGCCGCGTCCACCGATCAGCAGTTCGTTATCGATCGTTCGACCGTCACCGGAATAGGCAACATAGGCTAGACAGTCGTCACCGGCGTATTCGACAAGCGGATCAACCGTCGTGTTATTGTTCGCGCCGTAGGTCGTGTGGATACCGTCCGCCTCGGTATTGCGTACCACCGGCCGGATCAGACGGCCGAAGCTGCAACCGAACTTCATGATGCCGACGCTCGCAGCCCCGTCGACCTCGACGTCTTCCAGCGTCCACCGGGCACCCAGCGCGATGATCCGCGAGGCGTGCAGTTCCGCACGACGCGCCTGCGCGTTTGGCGACTGGAAATGACCACCGCCCATGATGTGCGTATCGCTGCCGATGAACAGGCCGATGCCGACCGGGTCGGTCGCAAGAAGCGTTGCGCGGTTCATCTGCCATACCACCCCATCGGGCAGCGTGAACGGCTCGTCATGCCGATAGACTTCGCCCTGCCGGGTCATGACGATTGCGTTGTCGTTCGCAGCGTCGGTGAATGCCCGGATGATGGCGGCAGTCTGGCTATAGCCAGCGTTCGGCACCACGCCGAATTCGCTGAGATGGCGCACGACACGCTTCGCCTGGGTTGCGGGGGCGATAGTGCGTGCGATCTCGGCCGATCCAGCGACAAGGCGCTCGAAGAACACGATATTGCCGTCACCGTCGCCTGTGCTGAACAGGCCGCCGGGTCCGGTCCCTGCCTCGCCGGCTACGCGCGTCGTATAATAGCTGGCTGCCGCCAACGCCGCCTGCAGCAGCATGTCCGCCCGGCGTACCTGTGGCTCGAGCAGTTGATCGAAACGGGCGCGCTGAGTCCGGTCGCCGCTCAATACTACGACGGTCTCCGCGCCCGTCGAATCGACCAGCGCGGGGAGCTGTGAGATTTTTGCCATGTCAGTATCCTCGCGCGAACCAGCGGAAGCCGCCGGATGCATCAGCGGTGGGCGTCTTGTGGTTCTGAGCATAAAGCGTGGCGGACGCGGCGGTTAGCGCGACCTCCTGGACGGTGGACTGACCATCGTTCGTCTGGGCACTATTGATCACAGTCGACCAAATGCCCTCACACTCGGTTGGGAACGGCCAAGGGAAATTGAGCGTGAACGCCGACTCCGTTCCAGGAAGTGCACTGACACCGCTCATTTCGACTACGCCATCCGACCAGCGACGATAGCGGCTGGGGCCGTCGCTTTTTTGCTCCGCGAGATAGACGATCCCTGCCGCCTTCAACGCCGCAGGGGAGACGGCGCGGTGGACGCGATGCCAGCGATGACGTCGTCGCCAGTGGCGGCGTCCACTGTGAGCGTTCGGTTGGTATCGTTGCGGCCCCCGCCAGAGACCAGACCGGTTCCATACACGGTACGCGCCGCCAGCCCGTCGAGAGCCTGCCCTACCGACGCCACGGTCGCGGCAATGGCGACGTCGACATAGGCGCGCGTGGCGGCGACCGCGCGCGCCAGCAGCGCGGCAGTGATCACCACCGGCCCGGCCGTACCGGCGTCGGCTTCCGCTTCGGTCGCTAGCTCTACGAGGCCCTTTGTTTCTGTGGTGGCGGGCGGCAGGAGGAAGTCTGTGGCACCGAAGGTCATTCGATCAATGCCGGTCAGCGGGAAGGCTACGTCGATCGCGAGATACAGTGCAGTTTGCGCCGATTTCTCCACGATCGGGTCCGCCTGCCCATATACGGCAAACAGGGTGCCATCGGCTAGGAACAGCCCCAAGCCGCGCACCGTGTAACGTAGGCCGGGTTCGTCACGGATTGTCAGGTGCACCGTCGCATCGCCAACCACCGCGCCGGAGACGGTAACAACCCGCCGGTGTTCCCCGGGCAGCGCGGTAAGCGTTGGTGCCGGGACGAACGCGCGATCAGACAGGCCGACCTTCGTTATGGTCAGGTCTATGTCGCTGCCAAGTTGCGCGGCAGTGAAGCGCGCGAGGCCCGCGCGCGTGATGACAAGGGGAAGCGCGGTCATGGGGCGGTGTCCAGAAAGCTCGTGTCATTGGATTGAAGCGGCTCGCCATCCTCGGTCTGGAGCAAAGCCTCCCAAGGCTGCGACCGATCATCGGTAAGCAGCATGTCGTCGCGGCGTGAAAGCAGGGGCCGTGCAACAGACTGAACACCGATTGTGGCCCGCGCGATCAGCGCCTGGACCAGCGTGAAATGCTCGCGGAGCGGCTTTACGCGCGTGACCTCGCGGATGATCGCGTCGGCAAACTCAGCGGTCGCCCGCCGCCCGCCGGGAGCAGCTTCGTCGGCCGCGATCGGCAAGATGATCTCGAACGTGTGCGGCGTGCCACGCGGCATCGTTTCGTGCCATTCGACTAACTTGGCGAGCTCATCGAAGCGCGCCAACACCGTCTCAACCGAGAGGCGCGTTCCTTTAAGCCGGTGGAATGCGAGCGAATTGCCGACAACCTCGCGCTTGTCGGCATCCGACCAGTCGCCGTCCCAGCTATCCACGGAGAGGCCCCACGCCAGCCATGGCAGCAGTTCTGCGGGGCACGTTTCAGCGACGTCGATTTGATCGACGGGTGTCGTAACGCTGCCGGCGCGCACGCCAGCCTCTAACGCGCGCTCCAGGCCCGTCGAATTGGGTGGGAGCAGGCTAGTCGTCATAGCCGCCATGAATGACCGTCGAGGAGGTGCAAAGTGCCGCTTCGGTTCGATCGCAAACGATGTCGGCCGTGGGGGAGAGGATCTGCACGCGCTGCACGCCGGAGACCGTCATGGCTGCGTTCATGCCTGAAAGCGTGACGTTGCGGCCGAGCCGGCGTGAGTCGGTCAGATACTTAGCGAGCCGTCCCTGTGCCGTTACGATCAGGAGCGCGGGATCCGGGCCGGCGAACGTCCAGATCCGTGCGTCGATGACAAAACGGCGCTGGGTTGCAGCGGCGACCGTGACCAGGTCGCCAACCGGGCGAACGGCCGGGTCGGTAACGATGTCGCGTACCGCTTGGACGAGCGCGTCCGGCGCTGTGCCATCGCCCGAGTGCGACAGGACCGTGACCAACACTTCACCCGGCGCGGGCGAGATCGCACTGGCGTCCAGGACGTCGGTGCCGGCGTCTTTCGCACG